GGCGGAAACCCAACCGGATGCGGTGTAAATGTACCAATTTCCGGGGCCAAAACACCCCAGATAATTGTCTGATAATTATCTCCGAATTGACTTGCTATTTATGCCTTTCAGAGTGATATATGTACACACCGAAAGGGAAAACACACACGGCAGAGCCGAAAGGAGATAAAAACCATGACAGAGAAAACCGCCCGCCAGATCGAAAACATGAAAGCCCAGACCTTCGGAGTAGAGGTTGAGGGAAACAACATCACCCGCCAGAACGCAGCCAGGGTTGCCGCAGACTTCTTCGGCACCGGCCGCTACGAATACACGGCAAGCCGGAACGGATACATGACCTGGAGCGCCTGGGACGCACAGGGCCGGGAATGGAAATTCCAGCGGGATGTGAGTATCAGCGGACCGGACGATGAAAAGTGTGAACTGGTCACCCCGATCCTGACCTACGCCGACATGGAAACCTTCCAGGAACTCCTCCGGAAGCTCCGGCACGCCGGGATGAAGAGCAGCCCCTCCAGAGGCTGCGGGGTACACATTCACATCGGCCTCAAGGGCCTGGACGGCAGAAACCACAACGCCAAGACCTTGCGGAACCTGGTGAACATCATGGCCGCACATGAGACCCAGATCGGACGGGCGATCAAGATCGATCAGGGCCGCACCGGACACTACTGCAAGGTGGTCAACCCCGAATTCCTGGCCAGGGTCAACCGCCAGAAGCCCCAGACCATGCAGCGCCTTGCGGATTGCTGGTACGAAGGCAACCACGCCAGCTACGGCAGGAACCAGCATTACAACGACAGCCGGTACCACATGCTGAACCTCCACG